GACGGAGAGGCCACCGTTGAAGCAATCGCACAGGCAGCAGCCGAGTATGGGCTTGTGAAACCTCCCAGTCCGGTGAACGCTGACGAAAACGAGCAGCAGGCTTGGAGTCGTGCCGCATCATCACACACCTCGGGCAGCGTCGGACCTGACGACGTTGACATGGTTGAGAAGATTCGGAACGCGACGTCCCCACAAGAACTCGAGCAGTTGTTGCGACAGGTACGAACAGTCCAACAGGGCTGACATCTGATCCTTCCTGCCTGAAAGGGGCGTTCCATGTCTGACACCTACACCCAGACTTCCAACATGACGAACATTGTGAAGGAGGCGTTCGATAGGACCGCCTACTTTGCGCTTCGTCCCGAGCTTTACATCGACCAGTTGGCGACGGTTCGTGCGACCAACCAGGCGATGCCCGGCAGCACGGTGACGTTCACCAAGTACGCGGATCTGTCCGAGGCGACGTCGGCTCTCACCGAGGACGCCGATGTGAACGCTGTCGGTCTGTCCACGTCGCAGGTCACCGTGACCCTCACCGAATACGGCAACGCCGTCCTCACCACGGCCAAGTTGCGGGGCACCGCGTTCTTGGATGTGGACATGGACGCCGCCAACATCGTCGGTTACAACGCTGGTGTGTCGGTTGACACGATTGCCCGTGACGCTTTGAGCATCGGCACCAACGTCGTGTATGCGGCTGGCCCCAACTCGACCCCGACCGCCCGTGGCGAAGTTGAGGCTGAGGACACGTTGGACGGCAACGAGGTGCGTCGTGTGACCGCCCAGTTGCGTGCAGCGAACGTCCCCACCCTCGGCGGCGGGTTCTACGTCGGAATCATGCACCCGAACGTCTCCTACGATTTCCGTGGAGCGAACGGTGCAGCAAACTTCCGTGACCCGCACATCTATGTGGACACCCAGAACATCTACACCGGTGAGATCGGCGCTTGGGAAGGCGTTCGTTTCATCGAGTCGCCTCGGGCGAAGGTGTGGACCGGTTCCGGTTCGGGTTCCATCGCGGTGTATGCGACGCACATTGTCGGTTTCCAGGCTCTCGCGAAGGCTGTTTCCAACCAGGCTGGTTGGGGTGAGCAGCCCATCGTGGTTCGTGGCCCGGTGACGGACAAGTTGGAGCGGTTCCAGCCGATCGGTTGGAAGCACCTCGTCGGATACAAGATTTTCCGTGAGGAGTCGGTGCGTCGCATCGAGTCGTCTTCCAGCCTCGGCTGATAGGCTGAGTTCATTCCCCCCACCCCCACGGCGTCAGCCCTCGGTCTTCGGACCGGGGGCTACGCTGTTTCTCAGGGAGGTTTCTGATGCCGGTGTTTATTCCTCGGTCGGAAAACAATGTGCCGACGACGGTTGCTGAGGATCATCCTGGCAACCAGTTGATGCGTCATTATCAGCCGCGTGCTGAGGGGGTCAACGTGTATTTGTTGACGGATGGTTCGTTGACTGAGGATCAGCCGGTGTCGGAACCTGAAACGGTGTCCCGCACCTATTTTGGGGCGTGTCGAAATCGGATTACGTTTGACGAGTTGGATGTGCTCGCCGCTGACGGTTACGGCTCAAACGACAACGGCGTGTTTGAGTATGAGACGTTTCTGTTGGGCGGGTTGACGTTCCAACTGGTGTCAGGTGATTTGTTGTTGCAGTCTGGAGGAAACCTGTGAAACATGCGGAGAAACATCCTGGGTTGGATGTTGAGGGCTGTTTCGGTTGCAAGGTTGCAGGTGTGTCGTTTCCTGCGTCGATTATGCCGTCACGATCATCTGGTGCGGCTCATGCCCGGTGGGTGAACGACACCGAAGCCCGTTGGCATAAGGATATGCCGGCGTATAAACGGCTGGTTGAGGACGGGTTGCAACCTCCGAAGATTGATGGGTGTGCCGAGTTGGAGTCGAAAGCTCGGTCGAAGGTTGAGGTGGAGTCGGGTGTCTTGTCTGGCGGTTGATTATTACGCTGCCGACCATTTGGGTTATGGGCGTATGGGGATGCAGGTGCATGAGGGGTTGTTGCGTGCCGGTGTGAGGGTGGATACGGATGTGTTGGCGTCGGATGCGGGGACGGTGTTGTTTATCAAGATTCCTCCGTTGGCGAAACGGTGGAGGTCGGGGCAACGTCCGATTATTTGGACGATGTACGAAACGACTGAGGTGCCGGTCGAGTTTCGGGATTTAGACGATTTTGAGACTGTTGTTGTGCCGTGTGAGGCGAATCGTGAGGCGTTTGCTAGGTGGCATGGGAATGTTCATGCGGTGCCGTTGGCGGTTGATGAGCGGTGGCGGTATCGGCGTCCTCGGGTGGATGGGCCGTTCAAGGTGTTTGCGTCGGGGTCGGAGAAACGTAAAGGGTTGGATGTTGCGTGTGAGGTGTTTCAGAAGGCGTTTCCTGGGAACAACGATGTGAGATTGGTTCTCAAGACGCCGACGGATATGACGTTCGGTTTGCCGTCGGATGGCCGGTTTGAACGGGTGACAGGGTTTCTGTCGTCGTGGCAAGAAGTTCAGCTGTATGCGTCAGCGAACGTCTATTTGGGCCTGTCTCGGGGTGAAGGGTTTGGGATGATGCCGTTGCAAGCCATCGTGCAAGGCACCCCGACCCTGTTGTCCGCGGGTCATGGGCACGCAGAGTTTCAACATTACGGAATCCCTGTGGACACCGAGTTGGTGGAAGCGACCGAATACCGGCTGTACGGGGAGGCTGGGTGTTGGTGGGAACCGTCGGTGGATGATGCTGTGGACAAACTGCGTGACGTCTACAACAACTATGAGTCGCATGTTGCGGTTGCGACGTATAACGCGATGCACGCGTCGGAGGAGTTCACGTGGGAGAACACGGTGGCTCAACTGTTGGACGTGTTGGGACCGTTGCCCGAATATGAGGGGGATGGTGGGATTCGCCGGCGTCGGTTGGGTGATGTGCCGGTTGTGACGTCGCAGCGGGTGGTGGCTGATATTGGGCCTCGCCATATCGAGTTTGACGCTGGTGTGGAGTATTGGACGCATCCTGATGTGAAGCGGGTGTTGCGGGATGCGGGCTATGTGACGGACGATTCGTGGCATGATGTACGCATTCGACGGGAGGCGTCATGACAACCGCGCAGACGATTATCAATCAGGCACGTCGTGATTTGTTGGCGGGTGTGACTGAGGAACGTAACAAACTGTCTGCCGGTGTTGATGCTGTCACGACGACGTTTCCGTTTTCGTTTGATTTGAAAGGGATTCGTGCCGGATCGGTGGTTGAGGTGGACGCCGAACTGGTCTATGTGTGGTCTACGTCAGGGGCGAACGCCACCGTGGAACGAGGTTGGGAAGGCACCACCGCTGCGTCTCATGCAGCGAACGCTGTCGCCACAGTAAAACCTCGGTTTCCCACCCAAATGCTGTTTGACCATTTGAACGACGACATCTCTGATCTGTCTTCGCCAGGGAACGGACTGTTTCAAATCAAGACGTTGGAACGGGCGTACAACGGTTCGGACCGGGCGATCAATTTGACTGGTGTGTCCGACCTTTTGGATGTGCATGAGGTTCGTTGGAAGTATTTGTCTGACGATTGGCCTGAGGTGCGTCGTTGGCGGTTGATGCGCGATACGAACACGACGTCGTTCGCTTCCGGTCATGCGTTGATTATTGATGAACCGGTGCAGGCTTCGACGTTGCGAATCATTTACAAAGCGCCGTACACCCGTCTGACAACGGTCACTCAGGATGTGACGTCGGATGCCGGGGTGCAAGCGTCGTTGGAAGACGTTCTACGGATGGGTGTTCAACTGCGCGCAATGGTCGGACGTGAAGTGAAACGCAACTTTACAGAAGCGCAAGGTGACACCCGTCGAGCCCAGGAAGTTACGGCAGGCAACGTGCAAGGTTCGTGGCGAGGTATCGCAGCTTTGCGTCAAACTCGGATTGAAGCGGAACAGGCTCGTTTGTCGAAGATGTATCCGCAGAGGATTCGCCGGTACTGATTATGGCTGTCACGTTTGCTTCTCAACTGTTTGATCCGACACCGTCGCTGTTTGGTGGTGTGGGCACCTCGGGTGGTTTGGTGCCGTGGGTGTATGACGTTGAGATTGGTGGCCGTCCGTACATGTTGGATTTGGCGTCTGACGCCTATCTGGTCGGGTTTGAACCTCGGATTCGTGATTCGGTGGATCAGTCGAATGTGCCGGGTGAAGCGACGATCAATCCGCAGGGGTTGTGGCGGCGTTCGCAGGCGTCGTGGCATTTCGGTGCTGGACAGTATTGGGCTGACAGTGAGGATGCCCAGTATGGACGGTTTTATACGTCGGTTGGGGTGGATCCGTTTACGGTGAAGGGCGAGTTGAAGTTGTTGTATGAGGCTGAGGTGGTGGATGCTCAGACCGAATCCAACTTGTTTATGGCTCGGGCGAACGGTCGTATCTATGGGTCGGACGGTCAGAATGTTCGGTGGGCGTCTGCGGGCGGGTTTGCTTCTCCTACTTCTGTTACCGGTTTGGCTGCTGCCGACATCACTGGGATCGCGTCTGACGGTTACAACGTGTACATCACCCAAGGATCGTCCGGTATTTACAAGACTGATGCCGGAACGAACGCTGCCACCTCGTATGTTACGGGCATCACTTGTGGGCCTATCGGCTATGTCAAAGGCCGGTTGATGGTTGGTGGCACCGGAGCCGACAAAGGTGAACTGTGGAACATCACTGCGTCGGGTAACAACCCTGGCGGCATCTTTGTTCATCCGAACGCCGATTTTGAATGGGTGGCGTTCGCTGAAGGCCCAAACCATATTTACTGTGCCGGATTCACCGGTTCAGAATCGTTGATTTACCGCACCCAAATTGAAGCTGACGGCACCGCGTTAGAAATCCCGGTGGTGGCAGGCACGTTACCGATGGGCGAAACGATCAACGCCATGTACGGCTACCTCGGGTTCCTGTTCATCGGCACAAACAAAGGTGTGCGGATGGCAACAAGCGACACCAACGGCGACCTCGT